AACACGGTGAGGCTTAACTACACCTATACGACAGCTGCAACCGGAAACAAGATTGCAATTGTAAACCAGCTCCTCGGGACGACCCCGATGTTTTCAACTGTTTTCTTCTCGACGTTCCAGTCTAAAAAATGCACGTTCACCTTTTCACAGTGCACGTCCAAGAAGTTCGCATTTGCGACCAAGCTGGAAGACTTCATAATCCCTGAAGTGGACTTCTCAATTTGCGCGGATGCTGCGGGCAACGTAGGCACTCTGAGCTTCGACGAGTAATAAGGCTGTCTAGCCTCATGGCAACCCTGGCCGGTCAAAACCTCTCGGGCCGGTCAGGGCGGACAGGTAAAGCGAGAGGGATAAAAAGGAGAGGCGACATGAAACGAATCAAGATTGTAGCAGACGACAAGGTTTATTACGCAAAGCCACTAGGTCTCGGACAGCTGGAAGAGCTTGAGGATGATATCAACAAGATCGCGGAGCTGGAGAAGGAAGCGGTAACCAACCCGGACAAGCTACCACTCGAATTGGTCAGGAAACAGGCCGCGATTGTGCTTATCGGACTGAAGAACCATAGCCAGGACGCAACGGAAGCCATTACCCAGGGGATGTCCTCACGCGAAATCGGAGAGGCGCTCTTTGCTGTTCTATCCGGATCCGGCTTGACTGAGGTGCCAGAGGGAAACGCAGCGCCGGGAGCGTAGACTGGGGTTTTCTCTTCGCCTCTATTGTGTCCGCCACGGGCTGGACATATGAACAGGTGGAGGCCCTCACGCTGCCCCGGCTTAACGAACTAACGGACTATTGGGAGCAGGTGCCGCCGGTCAATGTATCGGCCAACCAGATCCGGATGATTATCAGGAGTTATTTCAAGATCAAGGATGACCCGAAAACAGGAGAAGCCGAAGAGGTGAAAACATTGGAAGACTTCATCGGAGACTTCATGGCAGCGGGCGGCGGAATCAACGTAAAGGGGAACGTCAATGTCTGATGACAATAAAGTCGAGATACGGTACACCGCAAACACCAGCGACGCAATAGCCGGATCCAGAGCGGTCGCTAACGAGGTCGGCAATACGACCAATGCTGTCGGCGGATCCATAACCGAATTGTCAGGGCATGCAAATCGCGGGGCTTTCGCGATGAAGGGCTTTCACTTCGCTTCCCATGAACTATTTGCTGAGCTGGGCATGGGCGGCCGTATGGCGCGGGCCTTCGGGCATGAGGTGCAGACCCTTGCCGGAACCCTCGGCTCTATAGCTTCAGTCATGGGCGGAGTGGCGCTGGCTGTTGTAGCGGGGTATCAGGTATTCGAACATTTTACTAAAGCTGCAGAAGAGAAGAAGAAAGCCATCGATGCCAGCATAGCATCCCTCGAGAACGAGGTAAACAGCCTTTATCGGAACACCGAGCAGACCGCCGGCATGACCAGGGCCACTTACAATTTACTCGAGGCGAAAAGAGCGCTGTTGATTCTGGATCTAAGAGGCAAGATCGACGAAGACACAGAGGCGCTAAAGAAGCAGACCGAAGAAACCGAGAAGAATGCACGCGCCCGGCAGAATGCACAAAAGTGGTGGGGGGCAGGCCTCGATATTTCCGGGACTGCAGATATGGGTAGTGCTCCGGACAAGATGGTCGAAAAACACGAAAAGGACAATGCCCGGGAAGCACAGACACTCAAAGTCACGCAGGCTCAGATCGAGGCACGAAAGGCTCTTCTCAAGCAACTCGAGGATATCAATCCCTCATATGCCAACTATTCCGAGAAGAAGGACAATAGCAAAGATAAGAGCCGGATGGCCGAATGGGAGCAAACCTTAAAAGACTCCTACCAGAAAGATATCGAGAATAAGGGTCACTACTTCGAGCAGAGCAAATCCGAAGAGTTGAAGTACTTCCAGAATATTCTGAGCGGACAGAAAACAACCGATGCAGAGAAAGCTCAGCTTGCCAAGCGCATCACAGATCTGAAGATCCAAATCTCCAAGGAAGGCGAGGCCGAAGAGATAGGCGCTATGAAGTTCATGCTCGAGCAATACAAGAAAGGCTCTCAAGAGCGGATCGACATGGCGAAGGAGGTCGAGAAGGAAGAAGCGAAAAGCGGGAACAATGATAAATACCTTGCGGCGGTCAAGGCCAGGATAGATGCAGAGAAGGAATATGCAGAGGAAAAGGGCAAGCTTGATGATGCTATCCTGGAGCGCGAAAGGCAAATCGAGAGACATAGCGTTGACATGAAGAAAGAGGATCTGAACACCCTCGTAGCCCTCGGCAAGATCAGCAAGGAAGAGGAGCTGCTCGCTCTAATCGAATTCGAGAATAAATCATGGATTGCCCAGGTGAAGGCGCTCAATGACGAGAAGGCAAACCTCGCAGAGGGAACGGCGGCATACGCAGAGCACATGAATAAGAGGCTGAAGCTTGCCCAGCAGCACGATCTGGAGATAAAGAAGCTCAACGACAAAACAAGAATCGAGACCGACGCCACCTGGAACCGGATGCTACAGCCGATGACTACCGGCTTTAACAGCATGGTCATGGGAATGCTCAACCGCACAATGACTCTCCGGCAGGGGCTCCGCAATATAGGACTCAACATTGCCAGCGATTTCTTGACTAATGTTGTGATGAAGGGAGTCACAAACTGGATCAAGGGCGAGCTGGAAAAGCTCGCAACGTCACGAACCATATCGGGGATGCTACAAGTTCTCGGAATTACTCAGGCTGCCCAGCAAGAGGCTACACAAACGACTACCACCACAACAGCCATTGTAGAAGCCAAAGCTATGGCCTTGGCGATGATCCCGGCCTATACAGGCATTGCGGCAATCGGTGCGGCCTCAGCTATGGCAGACATTCCCTATGTCGGCCCTGTCCTGGGCGCTGCGGCCTTCGCTGAAATGATGGCGCTCGGCGCCGGAGCGCTCGCTTATGGATTATCGGCCGAAGGTGGCTTCGACATTCCATCGAACATCAACCCGATCGTCCAGACGCATGCACGGGAAATGATTCTGCCGGCGGACATCGCTGATCACGTCCGCAGCAGCATGGGGGCTGGAACTCAAGCCCCGTCAGCTTCGCCGACTTTCACGCTGGGCAGAGGATCGAAGCTGACAGACCTGATCACGCTGAAGGATCACAAGAAAGCATTCGAGCGTTTAGTGCGGGATTACCACTTGAAGCCAAGGAAGGCATAAGGAGATCCAATGTCGGCATATACCATACCTGGACAGCCGTACCCGATCTTTCCGACACTGAGCGGACGAGGCTGGAGCGTAAAGCGGACTCCGAACTGGAAGACGTTGACACAGGAGACATTTTCCGGACTCGACTCTCAGGCTGGGTGTATGGCCTACCCTTGGTGGCAGTGGGAACTCACTTATGAATTACTGAGATCGGATTCAGCCAATAACGAATTCCAGACACTAGTCGGCTTTTACAACCAGCAGAAAGGCGCCGCTATCCCTTTCTGTTTTTTAGATTCCGTGGATAATGCGGCAACCAACCAGACCTTCGGAACCGGTGACGGAATATCTACGCAATTCCAATTGTTCAGAACCTTCGGGAACGTCTACGAGCCCGTCCTTGCTCCTTACGGAGGTGTCACAGTATATAAGGGCGGAACGATGCTAACACCAACAACGGATTTTACCGTCAGCAATCTCGGCCTGGTCACTTTCACAGTCGCTCCGGTACTCGGCGCGGCACTCACATGGACCGGAACGTTTTACTGGATTTGCCGATTCCTCGATGATCAAATCGAGTTTGAGAATTTTATGAATAACTATTGGATGTGCAAAAAAATACTTTTTAAATCAAAAAAGCTTTATTCGCTGGGAACAACGGCGTAGAGGGGGGAATTATGAAGAGATTATTTCAGGGTTTTCTTATAAGTCTTTTGCTTGTCTCATCTGCCTCAGCGATTTCTATCTGTCAGTTGCCGACGACAACTTCTCCCTCGCTTACCGATCTGCATGCTATCGATACTGCAGGATGCGGCGGTACGATTCAGGAAACTACTGCCCAGATACTTTCGCTTGCTCCTGCGTATCTGACTGTAATCACTTCAACGACAACAGTGACGAATCCAACCCCTGTAGTGGGCACTATCGGCCAGAAGATCGTCTTTAAACTAACGGCACAGGCCTCAACGGCGACATTCGCAACCCCAACAGGAACGCCGATGGACGCTCAGATGCTTGAATTCATCATTAAGGATAACGGATCAGCACAGAACCTCTCCTGGGGATCCGCTTATGTGGCCTCTACTATTGCACTCCCGACGGTAACCACGGCAAGCACACCGCTGCGCGTAGTTTTCCAATATAGCACCGATGATTCGAAATGGCACCTGGTAGGCGTGGCATAGCATGAAAGCGCTTTTAAAAATCCTAATCGCGTGGCTGGTGCTCCTTCTTTTGCTTTGGGAGACCGGGGAGAGTGCGACCTATTACGTAGCGACAACAGGAAATGACAGCACCGGGACCGGATCCTCAGTCGCGCCCTGGGCAACATTCGCAAAGGCGATGACCGTGCTGATTCCAGGCGACACGCTCAACATTCGGCGCGGTACCTATTACCAATACATGCACGTCACGGTTTCTGGCAACTCGAGCAACTATATTACCATTCAAGCAGATCCCAATGATCCATCCGGAAACGCAGACGGCTATGTCTATATCGACCAAACCCAATGGAACGGATCACCGAATAATCCAGCATGCGCGGTCGACGGACAAAGCTATATAAATATGCAAGGCCTAATTTGCGTAGCCTCGCCGGATGGCAGCAATTTTGCCATATTCGTCGGCCATAAAAGCAGCAATGATGCAACAGCAAGTTATGTGAATTTCAGGAGGATGTCGGCATATACCGGCTATGGGACCGCCGGCGGCGGTGGCGGCCATATTGCAGTGATAAACGTAGATGGACATGACAACACTGGCAACGGAGGCCTCAGCTATGCCCATCATATTTTATTCGAGGACACAATTATCTATACTCCGGCCGGGAGCGGCTATATTTCATTTGACGCGCTATCGGCCGAATACATAACGGTTCGGCGGACATTCGCTTACACGGCGGACCCCTGCGTGGTTTTTTATCAGACAGAGAACAGCATCGCAGAAAATAATATTTGTAAATACCAAGTCGGCGGTTATCCATATAATGCCGCATACGGCGTCCAGATTAACGCATCCTCGGCATGCTATGGCGCAAATAATTCCTTGATAGGGAATATCGTGGTCGGCAATTCATCCGGGAACGGCTACACGGCCGCCGTTTCGCTTTCAGATAGATATAATTGCTACAACGTCGGAGATTCGGCAATCGTGCATGACAATTTCGGCTATAATTTCGCAAATTATGGCGCTTATATTAATAACAGCCGAAACCTAACATTTCACAATAACACATTCGTCGAGACGCGGACAGACACGCCGCAGGCAGGCGGAGCATGGATCGCAGGCTTAAACCTAATGACATGGGGAAATCACAATTCCATAACCATGCTTTCAGGACAGACGATAAACGCTAACGTTTGCGTGAGCAATAATTCCAATTTGAACGGCTCTTCTTTCGGCTACGTAGAAGATACAAACGCCGGCGGATCCATAACCGTGGCCCGCGCGAATAATGATTTTTACAATGCGTATCACGAATTCGGTGGATCCGACGGTCCGACAGCGGCCTCCGGCGAAGTAACCACGCAACCCACGTGGAATTCATCCTATGGTACGATCGGCCAATATTTGACGCCACCGACAAACATGACATCGTGGGGAGCGACGATCACATGTCAAACAGTAAACGGATCCACCGGGAGCAACGCGTTATTCCCCTGGCCGATGGATGACAGAATCCAGAGAGAACTCGGAAGCAGCGGAACGATCGCCGCGCTTGGATTTAACGGCGCTACCTCCCTATTGTGGAACGGAACATCATATTCAGGGCTATGCGGCGGCGGCAGCCAGATCAATGGATACTGCGGCACGGCAAGCGGCCAAACCTTTACCTCGGCGCCGAGCATAAACCTATGCGCGAGCGGATCGGCCACAACGCTCTCCGGATCCGGTCCCTGGTACTGGGGATGTAACGGATCGAACGGAGGAACGAGCACAGCAAGCAACGCCTGCGTCGCGTATTACCAAGCGCAATATACGGTCACTCCATCGATTCAAACCGGCTGCGTAATGAATCCGAGCAGCCCGGTCCAGGTAAACAGCGGCAACACGCAATCTTTCACGGTCGGAACGCAAACCGGATTTACGATTAATAACGTATGGGGATGCGGCGGAACGTGGGGTTCGTCGCCCTATGTTACGGCAGCAATAACGGCAAATTGCATGGTCTCATGCACGGTAAATGCGGCGAGCGGAATCACAACAAAAGCTGCCGGATTTTTCGCGTGGTGATCGAATGAAAAACATAACGACAGCGCTCCAGGCATTATTGAACGCCGGGACATTCCAAATGGCGGACCTATTCTCTATTCGGCTAATCGATAACACCTCGCTCAATTTTACAAATTTTGACATCCCGATTCTATATGGCGGGAACGCATATCTCTGCGGAGGCGCCAATATAGAGCGCTCGAAGCTGAGCTTCAAAAACGATCTTTCGGTAAACAGTCTTGATATCACGATCAAGCGTCAGGCCTCCGGATTTATCGAGGGCGTTCCGATCCTGCAGGCGATAAAGAACGGCGTTTTAGATGGCGCAATCCTTACCCTCAGCCGGGCTTTTTTCAACACCGCTGCAAATATGCCGATTATGAATATTAGTAGCCAGGCGCAAACACTGAACACTGACGCCGGCGATGCGATAACTACAGATTCCGGCGGCGTGATAACTTTCGGGACGACATTGTCGAGCGATTACGTCGTCGTTCTTTTTCAAGGCCGAATAGCCGACATTGACCTCGATCGCATGCAGGCCCGCGCAACTAATAATTCATGGCTTGAATTACTCGACATGCAGATCCCGAGACAACTTTACGGCTCCGGATGTATCCACACTCTTTATGACGGTCCTGATGCCAACGGCAACGGCTGCCAGGTTAATATTGCCAGTTACACTCAGCCGACGGTCATCACCGGTGCTTGCACGCCGTCAATGATGCCGACGCAACTCGTATTCCCGGACAATTACTTCCAATATGGTATCGCTCAGTTCACATCAGGGGCAAACGCAGGCCTTCAGAGGGCCATCTCCGACTGGATAAGCAAGACTATTTATTTATTTGAACCTCTGCCTTCTGCGCCTCAACCAGGCGATACTGTGACGGTCATTGCAGGTTGCGATAAGACTATGGCCACATGCGCTGGCCGCTTTAACAATCTCTCTCAATTTTTAGGAATGCCATTTATACCTGTAGCGGAGACGGCAATATGACAGAACAAGAGCAGCGAGCAAAGATTGTAGATGTGGCTCTCACCTGGAATAAAACGCCATATGTCCACATGGGGCGAATTAAGGGTGCCGGGTGTGATTGCGCTACGTTTCTCCTTGAGGTTTACGAAGAGGCAGGTCTGAGTGAACATATCGACATTGAATATTATCCCATGGACTGGCACATGCATCAGGCCGAAGAGAAATACTTAAAGAAGATTCTCGAACACGGCCATCGGGTCAGCGTGCCACAGCCGGGAGACATCGCACTCTATCGATACGGCAAGACGGCTGCGCACGGCGCTATTGTTATCGACTATCCGACGATCATACATTCAGCAATTACCCAGGGAGTCGTCCTGTCAAATGATGAGCCGATAAGGGACAGGCTTGTTGGATTCTTCAGCTATTGGGAGCCTAAATAATGAGCGGCGCTAAAACCCAATCCACTCAGACCAAGCCCGAATATTCCGGCCTCGCAATCCAGACGAGCGCGAAGGGCGTCCCGGTCACGATTCTTTATGGCACCAATCGCATAAGCAATAACATGATCTGGTACGGCAACTTTCAGGCGATCCCCCATACCGATCCGCAGGCGAGTGGCGGCAAGGGAGGTGGTAAACCTCAGGGGAATGTCACCTATACCTATACGACCGGCGTACAGCTCGGCCTCTGTGCCGGACCTATCAATCAGGTAGTCTCCATATTCGACAGCAGCAATAAAACTACCTACAGCCCGGCTGCTCTCGGCTTCTCAATCTACCCAGGATCTTCAACTCAAAATCCCGATGCGTGGTTGTCAGGCTTCGCTCCTTCTCAAGCTCTCGCGTATCGAGGCCTGGCAAATGCAATCTGCGGGAATTTCGATCTGGGGAACAGCGACAACATGCCCGATTTGTCATTTGAAGTGCAGGGGTTGCTGACATCGGGCGGTAATCTGGACGTGAACCCGGCGGATATGATTCTGGATCTTCTGCCTAATCCGATCATGGGCGCGAACTATCCTATCGGCAACATTGCGGCGCTGACACAATTTAAGAATTACTGCCAGGCACTGGGGCTGCTCATCTCTCCGGTGATAGACTCACAGACAGCGGCTAGGGATACCCTTCAGTCGATCCTCAAATGCTGCAATGCAGGCGTTCAGGAATCCGGCGGCGTTCTCAATATCCTTCCTTATGAACTTTCCAGCGTCACCGGCAACGGCGCGACGTTCACTCCTCAGACTCCGCAATTCAATCTCACGGACAATGACTTTCTCTCGCAGGATAATGAGCCTCCGATAAAGATCACGAGAAAGCGGCCGGCCGACACGTACAACCAGATCAGCGTCGAGTATGTCGAACGCAGCAACCAATACAATCCGGATATCGCAACTTACGAGGATCTGAGCATGATCCGTCAGTATGGGGTGCGACCCGCAGGAGTCGAGACAGCGCACTTCTTCACCTCCGCAGCGCCAGCGCTGATTGCTGCAAAAACGCTTGGGGCAAGACAGCATATTCGAAACACTTACGAATTCACTCTCGGATGGAAGTATATCTGCCTCGATACTATGGACATCGTAACGCTGACTGACCCAGCCCTCGGTCTGAATCAACAATGGGTACGGATAACAGATATAGAGGAAAATGAGAACGGAGACCTGGCCATTACCGCAGAGGATTGTCTGCAGGTAGGATGGACGATCCCGGGGGCGCAGCAGACTCATATGGGCGCAGCACCCGATCAGAACGGCCTGAGTCCTAACTGCTATGCTCCGGTGATCTTCGAGCCGCCGACGCCTCTCTGTGCATCTCCGAATGCTCCCGAAGTGTGGATCGGGCTGAATGGTCCGGATCTCTGGGGCGGCGCTTATATTTGGTTATCACTGGACGGCACGAACTATAAGAGCATCGGCGTCATAAACGGAAGATGCCGGACGGGATCGCTTACCGCGCAGCTGCCCTCTGGAAATCCGACTGATAATACGAATACGCTTTCAGTCTTGCTTGACGGAAATAATCAGCAACTGGTGAGCTCATCATCTGCCGAATTAAACGCCCTGATTCCGCTCTATTACGTCGATGGCGAGCTTCTATGTGCTCAGACGGCTACATTGACCGCACTAAAAGCATACAACCTCACAACGATGCTCAGGGGCTGCTATGGTACGGCTATCGCATCTCATGCGGCAGCGTCACGTTTCGCAAGACTCGATAATGCGATCTTCAAATACCAGGCCCCTGCTCAATATGCCGGCCGGAAGTTCTATCTCAAATTCCAGAGCTTTAACATATACGGAGCCGGAGTCCAGGATATCAGCACGCTCAATCCCTACACCTACACTTTCGTCGGCATGGCATATTCTGCGGTCCAAGGCAATACGGCACCCGTAACGGTGCCGGCGGGCGGCCTGCAGATGAATTATCAGTATCCTTTCCCGCTCGTCCCGATGATCGTGCCGACGATCTTGAACCCGCAGCAGAATGACAGCTGGGCCGCCACGAACATCACTAAGACAGGCTTCATGCTTTATGCGCTGAATTACTCGGCCGCATTTACCAGCTTCCTTTCGGGCGGCTCGGCCACAGCTGATTCGTCTAATGGATCCAACACGCCAGGCTATGCTGTCGACGGAAGCCTTGTCACCTACTGGCAACCGTCAGGATCCTTCCCTCACTGGTGGAAGTATGATCTGGGCGCTGGCATCACCAAGACGGCCCGGGCTTTAAATTTAAGCGTGCCTCCACTGACCACGGCTGCGACCTTCACCCTGGAAGGCTCTGCGACGGGTGCTTTCTCCGGTGAGCAGTCCATCATATTAACTGCAACGATGCCTGTTAATGCTTTGAATCAGACCTATCAATGGTATTTCGCCAATGTGGTCGCCTTCCGCTATTACCGGCTGAATTTCACGACCGGCGATGCAACGCTTGCAATGGAGGAAGTCAATCTACTGGATGGTCCTCTCAGCGTCTCGCGGATCATGAACTGGTTAGCAGCAGCCACGGTAGCGACTCAGACACAATCTAGCGGAGCTGGATACGGAACTACACCATACGGAACATCTTACGGAAATTAAAGGAGGATATATGAATCAACTTATGAAGCGAATCGGCCTCATGCTGTCAACTCTAACGCTTATTTTACTCTTAACGTCCACGCTCTTTGCCGGATCCTATACAAGTATTGGATACTACGAACCGGCAGCCGGTGAAAGCAGCTATGCCATTACTTTCAATGCGAACTTTGACAAGGCGGATCAACTAGCTCAGGGCTGGGTCAGCACGAATTGGGCCTACACATATGTTTCCTCAACAAGTTATACCATCACCGGAGACAAGACTTCCTACATTGCTGTCGGATATCCCATTAAAGCAATGCTCGGTGTAACTCCAGTGACCAGCACGATTACTGCTGTTAGTTATTCTAGCCCGAACACCACGGTCTCGATCGCTAATGCAGTCCTTACCAACGCCCTGACGACCGTCATGCATGCAATTCCTATGCGGCTAACGATTCTTCCGAAGGTCGCTGTCAGCGCCACAGATACGACGGCTGACTATCTATATCCTAAGCTCGTCGCCGGAACTAACATCACGCTGACGAAGCAGAACGTGGGCGGCAATGAGAACGTCAAGATCGATGCTGCCAGCGCGGTGACTGGCGGCGCAAACCTTGGGAGTGGCCAGATCATATTTAAGATGCTATCTGGTAACACGCTTCAATTCTACAATCTTAAAATCGGCAATCCGAACGGGTCCTATCCGGACTCAAATCTCTGCTGCCTGTTTAATCGAAGCGCGATTACTCTCGTCGGAAGCGACGTCACTATCACCACATACCACGGAACCAACCCATCGATCACCGATGTTTACGGGAATACCTGCGGATCATGGGGTCCTACTCTTTGCGCAAGCGGCGGCGGATAAGGCTTAAAAACTACGAAAAGGGAGACGAAGGGGTGAGCGCACGTGAAGAGGATAAAAGCAATTTTAGAACATCCGTAAGCCGTCAGAACTGTATCGATCGCGGGTGTGAAGATTGGAAGGAGGGTGTCAATAAGGATATCTGCTCTATCCTCCACCCAAAAGAGGGCGCAATAGCGGGCGTCCATAACCGGATCAGCAATCTAATGTGGAAGGGGCTAGTAATAATCTCCACGCTCGTTACGGCTTTCTTTGTTTTTTATACGTGGGATACGAACAGTATGAAAACTGTTCAACATGAAGTAAATGCCGTGCAGGATGTAGCCATTAAGCGGCACGATGAGTTTATCGAGAAAATGTACGTCAAGCAGGATGATATGTATAGATTGCTCTTGTCTCACAACGATACGGCACCTCGCATGCCCTCTAAGGCGTTACGTGAATACAGGCAGGCTCCAGAGATGTCCCACGAAGGCGTTGACAAGATAACGAGGCAGGGGAAATGAGACGCGATATCGACAAACCGTTCTATGCGCTGAATCCAGCGGAGATAATAGCCCTCATAGCCGATGCGGAGGCAAGAGGAGAGGAAGAAGCGGGCGAGATTGCAGTGATGTGGACGATTAAGAACCGGACCATTGCGGGCCACTGGTTTCTCGACAAGGAACTAGTCGCGGCTGGCTTATCTACTTTTCATGCGGTCGCACTTAAAAACGGCATCCCGAAGAATTGCACGATTCCAGTCTATCAGTATTCCTGCCTGAAGGATGGCACACCAGATCGTGCTCACATGATGAAAATAGCGCTAAATCCGGAAAGGGATAAATTACTCTTCGTCGACATTGCGTGGAGTGTCATAAATGGCGAGATCCCGGACCCGACAAAAGGGGCCACTTATTACTATAATCCTGACCTCTGCACCCCGTTCTGGGCTTCTACGTTCATGGAGACGGCAATGATTGGGCATCACCGGTTCGAGCGCCCATGATAAAACACGCGATGACCTTCGACGAGTTCCGGAAGGCGCGAATCAAGCGGGCGGCTAAGTGCAACAAGACGATCACGAAGCTTTGCGAACCGGAAAGGCACTTTCTATGTGAGGCGTGCTATGAGCATGTTGTCGTAGAACAGTTAAACCAAAAATGAGGGGGACATGAGCTATGACATAACACTTGTCGACAAAGGCTTCTGGCGTTCCCCGAGGCCTACGAAAGATCAGCTAGAACTCTGGAAGCGCCTCTATGGTATCGCAAGCGTCCTGAATCTCGAAGGGGATGCACCGGACGCGGTTGGTTGCGAAAAGGGTATGTGCGATCAACTCCATATAGATGAGTCTTACATTGCCATGAGCGGAGTCCAGAGGCCCTCTGCTAACGCACTACGTGAAGCGGTCAACTTCATTCAAATAGAGCAGGCAACCAATACGCCCGTTCTTGTGCATTGTTTGCATGGAGTGGATCGGACAGGAATGGTCTGTGCGGCTTATCGGATTGTCAAGCAAGGGTGGACAGTTGAGCAGGCGTGGGCTGAGGCCTTAGCTAAAGGGATGCACCGGATATATTTTTGGTGGAAGAACTCACTAGAAGAACTGAAAGGAGGGAATTGAAATGACAGGACTTGAAGCTTTTTTAGCCTCACTGTTTACGCCGGACAATTTCAAGGAGCTTATCGGGATTACGTTTCTGGTGCTCTGGCTATGGTCAGAGAAATTGTCTTATAGCAATAAGACGTGTGCCAATGGAGTAATCCAGCGGTTTGCACCGCTCGTTAAGGCGATTGGTGAAAAGATGGCTCCGCCGGTGATTGTGAAATGTCTCGAGACGTTCGAGGCGTCACAAACAAAGACGGTCACCGCGACTCAGGCGACTACTGAAGTGCCGACGACAGTCACCACTATCGATTCGTCATCGGTCAGCAATATAACGAAAGAGACGCCCTGAATGACGACCGAAGAAGAAGCGAAGATTATGCACGACCGCATGACTCCGACAGCGGATGAACTGGCAAGATCGGCACGCGAGGCACCGCCGGGGACAGAGACGGCGAGTGAGACCTTTAACGAGGTAGTGGCTCATTTTGAGCCAGCGGTAGAGATACCGAACGTAATAACATTCAAGACAGACTTATTAGGAGGCAACATGGCTTTAAAGGACAGTATTCTTTCAATCTTCGGTTTAATCTTCAACTTGGCCCCGACGCTTTTGGGAATCTTTGCAGCTAAAAGCAGCGTAACTCCGATTGTCGGTGCCTTAGCCCCGTTCATTCCGAAAGTTATGGAATCGGCTCAGGTGATTCTTAGCGATCAGCCCGGCGATGTTAAGGCAAAGGCGGGGATTATGGCGCTTGGTACGCTTGTAGACGCAGGAGTAATCGTTTCAGCGGGCGGCCAGAAGCATACGATGGAAGAGTTCAAGGTTGCATTGCCCGCTATTCAGGAGACCTTCACGGAGATTGTCAATGCGGTAAAGGTTACGGCTGCACCTGTTGATACCATGACACAGGGCGCCGCTTAACTCTGTGACCGAACAGTGACCGTCAAGGGGTGGAATAGAGTGGATTGAGGGGAAACTGGGCACTCTAAGAACAAATAATATCAATGGGTTAGGTGCCGAATAGCTCGCTTGGGGTGCGAGAGGCCGTCCGTTCAAATCGGATCGCCCCGACCAATTAGGAGAAGGGTTTGCTGGATTTCAGCAAACCCTTTCTTTTTGTCCTGTGGCCGATTGGTGACTATGGACATTTTTTCTATTATATTATATGCTTAGAAAATGGGTACCGCCGCTGGCACATATTCGAAGTCAATTAAACCACTGACGATTGACGATCTCCTCGAATGGGAGGAAATGCTAAAAGACCAGTTAGCTGATAGGATGCGAGATCTGGGATTCGATCCAGAGAGGGGCGCTCTTTTACTTTTACCCGCAAGACTTAAAGAACACTTTGGAGATCAACGCTTGCCAGATTATGTGAGATATCATCGCTTTGTCGAAACCCCGACGTTGTTTAATCCATTGCTTCTTCATCTAACAACTCCACAGTAGTTCGCAGCTTCTCCTTTATCGCATGTAAGTATTTCTGAGTCGTCGCGATATCGGTGTGCCCCATGATCTCCATGACACTTTTGACGTCCGCGCCCTTCATCAACGCAAGAGTCGCAAAAGTGTGACGCATCATATTCGGCGTAACCTTCTTCTTTATCCCTGCCTTCTCCGCGGCCGCCGCGAGAGCCTTTTTAACCGACTTAACCGGCTTCTCCGTATTGCTGAATACCCACGGGCCTTTCTTCTTCATATCCAGCCCCTGAAGAATCGCCAGGGCGGTTTTATTGAGCGGCACCGTGCGTTCCTGCTTCGTCTTGATTATCCATAGCGGCGGCTTCGATACTATCCTGATGATCCCCATCTCCAGATCAACGTCTTCCCACGAGAGATAGGCCAACTCTCCCGGCCTGAGACCGGTTGCTAATCCAAAGCGGACACGCTTCGGGGACATGCCCTGGCCTAAATTGTCAAGTAGGGCTTTCAATTCGTCCGGGGTAAGAAAGGCATGCTGCTTCTGGCTTTCCGGGAGCATCGGGTATTTAATCTTGATGTCCTGGACCATATTATGATCCTTCGCGTAATTCATGATCTTGCGCACAAGGCCGATATGGATGTTGATGGTTCTGTTGGCAAAGCCGCTGCTCTTCTTTGCGGACTGGTACTGTTGAAGGGCTTCTGTGGAAATGTCGCTTAGGAAGTATGTGCTGAAAATAGACTTCAGGTGGATATCGTAGTCAGTCTGCTCCAGCTCATACGTGCGTGCTGATTTGGTTGTCTTGCAGTAATTGAGGTATTGGCTGGCGGCAAAGTCGAAGACCTCCGGATCCGTGAGCTGCTCGACGGTGAGCTGCTTTAGATTGTGTCGCTTGAGAAGATCGGCGGCGTGTGCCTCCGCTTCCTTCTTGGTGCCGAGGGTCTTCCGCCGGAAACGGACGCTGCCGAGATAGATATCGATGTACCAGTGCTTGCCTCGGCGGTAGACTGACATTTAACTGCCAAGTGAACTATCGTTCACCTTAATTCTTGCCCTTGTCGATTACGGCTTCTTCTTTGGCTTTGCTCTCTTCGGCCTTCTTTTGATCCCCTGCCTCATCTAGAGGAAGCTCACCACGCTTGCCGTTGCCGAAGTTGAATATCAGCTTCTCAGGCGTGAGAAAGAATTTGACTTTGAAGTCGTCTTTTAGGGACATGGGGGTCTCCTTAATTCAAAATAGCAGCCTTCTTTTTCTTTTCAGCGGCCTGATCCTTGGCAGATTCTATGGGTCTCAGTTTATCCTGAAGGGCCGTTGCTTGTTCAGCCTTTTTCAATGCCTTCTTCTCTGATTCAGCGTCCTTCAGGAGCGCATAAGATTTGGCGAGTTCCCTGTAATAGATCGCTTCCATCCCATAATTAGCAACAGACATCGTCCATTTAGTTCCATAAAACGGATCGTGCGGGTGCCTGTTCTCTTCGATGAGTCTCTGAAGTATATCTATCGCGTGATACGGTTGCTTCTCATTGTTATATGCCATAGCTAGATCCAGATCGAGCTTGTGGATTGTCCACAGCTTCGAAATATCCGACTCATTGCCGTGAAGGACGGCAGACATTTTTGCTTCTATCGCCTTGCTGCTGTGTTCGTCGGCAGTGGAGCACCCGAAGAGGCAGATGCAAAGAACGGTGCAGACTATACCGAAAGAGAATTTCATAATCTTCGTCATGGTCTATCTCCTTTGAGGGCGTCTTTTATGGCCGCGGACATATGTCCCGTCCTTTCGAGTATACCCCCGTACACTAACAGTTTTATCCGCTCGACTTGAATGCTTGTGATGACCTTGGGAATATGCAGCCTTAGATTTCAACGGCTTTTCAGCTATGGCATATTCTGGAGAGATAATCAGACTGAAGAGAAGCGATATTATGAAAAGACAGAAGATCAAAGCCTTTTTCATAAAACCCTCTCGAGTGGAATAATCATCTTTCAATCTCGCGCCCGTACCATATCACCTTCCCGTTTATAGTCACTTGGTCTTCATTTAACAGTGCTGATTCATATTTAGTGTTGTCGCTGATCACCTTTACTTTGCGGTCGGGCATCAAGACCTGAAGGCGCTTTATCATAATTTCGTTGTCATAGGCAATAGCATAAATCCCGCCGTGAGCATCTATGTAATGACGAGTATGATCTATAAGCACAACGTCACCTGATTGGAGAGTAGGCTCCATACTGTCCCCTTGGACCCTGACAATTGACATGCGAGAAGGATCGCCCTTCCGGGAAAGCCAATCCTTTCGAAATGCAACGGTCATCTCGATCGTATTATCTGCCATTAGCCCCGGCCCTGCACTCACCTTGCCCTGCATCATAGGAACAAGGACGTATTGTTCTCCCTCGTGCTGCTTGTGAATAAGCCCACTCATAGCTGATGAATCGTCATCTGTTTTAAAGAAATCGATAGGATTAACGCCCATTTCGTCGGCTAAGATTAGGATTTCATTCAAGGTAAAAGGAGCATCTCCGGTTTCCTTCTTGCTTACCGCCGACCTTTTTATCTCAAGCGCCTGTGCTAGGGATTCCTGCTTCAGGTCTAATTTCTTCCGCAGCTCTCTGATTCTGCCCAAAATACCGTCCATGTGAATGTGCTTGTTCTTCATAGGAAATTATCCGCCTTTAATTTCTCCAAAAGCAATCAAATAAAAGTTCTTGACAAGATACTTAAAGTGTGATATAAAAGAACATATGAAGATAGGAGTGAACATAAGGAACATTCGGAAGCTGAAAAAAGTAACACAGAAGAAACTTGCCGACAAGTTACAAATTGAGCGATCTCTTATTTCTAAGTACGAGTCCGGGGCATACGATATCCCCACGAGTCGACTCATTGAGATAGCTCGGGCATTAAATGTTTCACCGGCAAGATTTTTCAGCACGAACTGATTCATAAAAAAATTTACATCGGATCGATGAGTGAACGCGAGTGAAGAAAATTCACTCAGGGGAACTGAGGAGGTATCGATGATTCAGAGAAGCCTTTTTGACGCACTCCAAACAGACAAGAACCAGTCCGAGAAGCTCATGGAGATCGTCGAGCAGTCGGTTCACCGCATCGGCCTCAAGGAGTTCTCCTTTCTTATATCCAAAGAAGGATCCCACGTTCGGGATGCCATTTCCGGTAATGGGAAACACTTCTCGTCAACCTGGCTTATCACCCTGCTTAATCGTGATAACCGCTTCGCTTCCGAGTTCATTAATTACCTTTGCGATCTAACCGGCAAGGAACATCCGAAAGAGCGTAAGCAGCTGCCCCCTGAGGAAAAATTGAAGAGATACGCTGCAATTATCGAGAAGCACAAGCTTCAGGACCTTTTTATGGAGGCATCCAAATGACGATCCTAACCGAAGCCGAGATCAGGGAGCGCTTCAAATTAACCGGTGGCTTCATCGAGAAGCACAGCAGAAATATGGGCAATCTCAGCCGCAATCCCCGCACGTTCATCCTGTCCCGCGTCGAGGCCTATATCGAGAGCCTGGCGAGCAAGAAGGCGGCGAAGGTGTCTCCTGAACTGGAGAAGGCCAGGCAGAAGCGAGAATTCAATCAGTTGTTTGAAGAGTCTCGGCGGGCGATAGAGGCGAAGAAGCTCAGAAGGAAGGTGGCAAATGCATAGCCAATCTTCTTTTCTACCCCTTCCAAGACGCGATCTCACTCCGCGACAAAGGCATCCAGCGCGCGGTCGAGCATGCCGAAAAGGTAGAGCCTAACTGGACGGAGCAGGCGCTCAACTTTATTGAGAGCTACTGTCACAGCCACTTCACCTTTACCGGCGAGGATATCCGGGCGGCGGCGGCGGGCGTCGTACCGGTCCCTGTGACGCTCAGGGCATGGGGCGGAGTTATCAGGATGGCAGCAGTGCGCGGCTGGATCGTGCAGATCGGATTTCACCAGTGTAATAACCCTAAGGCACATCGTGCTAACGCCGCGCGGTGGCAATCGAGGTTGACATGGACTGCTCAGTGATTTGCTGGATTTGTTTAAGCGAAGGCGTCTGTACGAAGAAAGAGAAAGGCGCGGTGACGGAATGTATCGACTTTACGGAAATAGGGGAGGTCTCATGAAGCTCTTTAAACTCATCGCCTTACTTATGTACACCACTATCGTCATTGCAGTCGGCATGTACTTCGGCATGGACAAAGCGGAGAACGGTGCCGATGAACGGGCGGAGATTCGCATTCAGAAGAAGGTCCATATCGCGGGGATGGTCAACCGTCCTGTGATGATAGGAACGGGTAAATACACGGTCCAGATATTTCATGAGCAGATTGCAGGGGCTGAAGACTTCCACGCAATGAGGAGCGGCAAATGAACTGCACTCTCTTAACGGCTTCGCTTCATCCGACCATGAAAATGGACGACTCGGGGCCGAGTGAACACATCTGTAAAACAGGTAAGTTGAGGGGCTTCACTGGCTGCCTGAAGTGTGCGGACCGCTCACCCGTCAAAGCGAGCAATTCTGAAAAGGAGGTGAAGAAATAATGATGCGAGCAAAGATGCAGGTCGGATTTATACAGGAGCACTTTCATGGCCCGGACAAAGCTAAGTCACAAGAGACGCTGTCAATGCACGCCGTGTGCGCGTCGAAGTACCCCGAAGATGGCAGCGATGAGGACAACACTTTCGCTAAGTTTTCACCAGGTGCGAACTTGACCATTAACATTGCTAATCCTGCGCTGTTTGGGAAGTTCACGGTCGGCCAGAAGTTCTACGTCGATTTTACGGAAGTATCGGTCTAAACAAAAAAAAAGACCGGCATTGACCGGCCTAAAATCGCTCTAAGGAGATTATAACAGATGAAAGGAAAGTATTGCATCGTCAGGACTCAGTCAGCAGGAGTTTTCGCAGGGACCGTGAAGAGCATAAAGGGGAAGGAAGCGGTCTTGACTGACGCTCGCCGTCTCTGGTATTGGGCCGGAGCAGCGTCTCTTTCCCAGATGGCAGTCGATGGCACCAAAGACCCGAAGAACTGCAAATTCCCCGTGGCGGTCCCGGAGGTTTTATTAACGGAAGTCATCGAGGTTATTCCAGCAACCGAGCAGGCCAGAGCCTCAATATCAGGAGTGCCTGTATGGGAAAAATAAATTCCGGTGACGGTGACGGTTCCGGTTCCGGTTACGGTTCCGGTGACGGTTACGGTGACGGTTCCGGTGACGGTTTCGGTTCCGGTTACGGTTCCGGTTACGGTTACGGTTCCGGTTCCGGTTACGGTTACGGTGACGGTGACGGTTCCGGTTCCGGTTACGGTTCCGGTTCCGGTGACGGTGACGGTTCCGGTTCCGGTTACGGTTACGGTTACGGTTACGGTTCCGGTTACGGTTACGGTGACGGTGACGGTTCCGGTTAAAAAAATAACGGCAAAGGAATGGGGGCGGGGTGATGACACTCTGGCCTTCGCCCTTCAATAACTGGAATTCGTGTACTGGCGGGAATTATGAATAAAAAAAAAGAGCCGAAAGATCGGCCTAAAATCGCTCTAAGGAGATTATAACAGATGAAAGGAAAGTATTGCATCGTCAGGACGTATTCAGCAGGAGTCTTCGCAGGGACCGTAAAAAGCATCAAGGGGAAGCACGCCGTATTAACCGACGCTCGTCGCTTGTGGTACTGGTCGGGAGCTGCTTCGCTTTCGCAGATGGCCGTCGACGGCACCAAAGACCCGAAGAACTGCAAATTCCCCGTGGCGGTCCCGGAGGTTTTGTTAACGGAAGTTATCGAGGTTATCCCTGCAACCGAGAAGGCCAGAGCCTCAATATCAGGAGTGCCTGTATGGGAAAGGTAATTAATGGGTCTGGGTCTGGGTCTGGGGATGGGTATGGGGATGGGGATGGGTATGGGGATGGGTATGGGGATGGGGATGGGTAGAGAAAACGAACGGCAAAGGAATTGGGGCGTAGGCGTTGACACTCTGACCTGCGCCCTTCAATAACTGGAATTCGTGTACTGGCGGGAATTATGAAAAAAGACCAAAAAAAAAAGACCGCAATTAAGCGGTCGAGTCATCCAATAAGGAGTATAACACATGAAGAAAATAATTTTACAGCGCCTCACCCTTCGAGACTTTCAGGGCGGCAACTATAACCTGGAGGCCGACGGTCAAGATGTCTCAGCATTCGGAGACAACGGGACCGGCAAGACGCGACTTTCTTCGGCCTTTAGCTGGTTACTATTCGGGAAGGATTCCCTCGGCCGTAAGGAGTTCGACATTAAAAACCTTGACGACGCGGGAGAAGCGGCTCACGGGTTGGAACATACCGTCGAGGGCGTTCTCGGCATAAGCGGCGGGGTTGAAACCGGGCTGAAAAAGATCTACAAGGAAATCTGGAAAAAAACGAGAGGCCGGGCTGAGAAAGAATTTTCCGGACATACGATTGATCACTTCATCGATGACGTCCCGAAATCCAAGGGCGAGTATGACGCTACGATCGCTGAGATCGCAGGGAGCGAAGAGACGTTCCGGCTTCTAACTTCGCCGACTGTCTTCCCCGCGCTTCCGTGGCAGAAGCAGCGCTCCTTACTCCTCGAAGTTTGTGGAGACATCACAGACGCTGACGTTATCGACTCCAATCCAGAGTTGAAGGATCTGCCGGCCATTCTCGGGAAGAAATCCCTCGACGATCACAGGGCAGTCGTCACAGCTGAAAAGAAGAAGATCAACGGGGTGCTGGAGACATTGCCGGTCAGGATCGACGAACAGAGGCGAATGATGCCGGACATCAGCGGCCTTCATATCGATGACGTCGATAAACAGATCATCGCAGCAGGGAACTCATTGAACGATGCAAAGCTCAGGCTTGCCGGGACCGAGACGAGCGGCAGATACGCAGCGCTCTCAAAGGATCTGACCGACATTACCGCGAAGATTCAGAAGATGGAGAACGCTCACTACCTCGAAACGATGAAGCAGGCCGACAGATTGAATCAGGAGCTCACTAGCTTCCAAACATTCCAGCAGGCGAATGGCCGAAGGGAAGCTGACTGCATTGCCGAGATTGGCAGATGGGAGAGAATGTCGGCGCTCCTCGACAATGAGCTGGATGCTCTTCGCCTTAAATGGAGCGAGGTCGATGCCCAGGAGTTCCAGGACACAACACAGGATCTATGCGCCGCGTGTGGCCAGTCCTTGCCCGTTGATCGCGTCCAGGCGGCTCGTGAAAAGGCACTTGCGATATTTAACAATAACAAGGCCGAGATGTTAGGCGGGATCGAGCGGAAGGGCCGAGAGACGAAGGAGAGCAGGGATAAGTATATCCAAGCTATAGATCGCCTCAAGGAAGAGATTGAATCCATTCAGGCGGGCGACTCATCAACGACATCGAAGATCAATGAACTGTCGACCGAGATTGTCCTCCTGAAGAAAAAAGCCGAATCCTACACCGACATCGACGGCCACACGGATCTCGTATTGAAGATGGCGGATATCAATGAGGCGATAGCGCGGGAGAAGGCCGGGCATAAGGACGATTCCGGCAAGATCAAGGAAGAGATCGCAACGCTTCAGGTGCAACTCTCCGCGGCAAAAGAAAAAGCCGATCGCTTTGTCAGGCGTGAAGCTGGAGAGAAGCGAATCAAGGATCTGATGGCGCAAGAGAAGACCCTCGCCGGGGAGCTGGAACGCATCGAGCGCGAGCTTTACCTTTGCGATGTATTTATCAAGACAAAGGTCAGCCTTCTGACATCGAAGATCAATGAGAAGTTTGAGGTCGTCCGGTTCAAGCTCTTCCACGAGAACATCAACGGCGGGATCGAACCCTGCTGTGAAATTACGGTTGGAGGCGTTCCCTTCAACAGCGGCCTCAATAATGCAGCAAGGATCAATGCGGGCCTCGACGTTATCCGGACCCTGCAGAAGCACTATGGAGTCTTTCCGCCGGTCATCATCGACAACAGGGAGTCAGTGACGCGGATCGTCGACATGCCCTGCCAGGTGATCTCTCTGATCGTGAGCGAGGCTGACAAAGACCTCCGTGTGGAAGTCGGGGATAGGGTGGCGGCATGAAAGATGGCTTCTACTACCTCCACACTAACGGCGACCTGATTTACAAAAGATTCGAGCCTGAATCCGATAGCCCCTTCGTAAGGAAAGTATGGGCTCTTGATGTCACAGATCGCGCTCAGGCTTGGACGATTGCGCTTGAGGCCCTAGTCATGGGCGCAGACATAAACAGAGTCAAGGAACTTGCCGACAAATGGGGCCTGACGTTGAATGACAGCTTTGAATTTATGGCGCGCGAGGCGTCGACTCCCATCCTGAAGAAAGGGCTCGTCCTGTTTGCCGAGAAGATTCTGGGCATGTCGGAAGATGAATACTGGATCGCTTTAAAGCAGATCGCCGCTGAGAAGAAAAAAGAGGCCGACGATTACGAATATGAAAAATCACTATTACACGGATAAGGAGAAAATATGACAACAGCAACGAAGGAAGCACCAGGCAACGGAACAAAGACGGTACCCGCGAAGCAATCCGAAAACCTCCTAGCGGTCACCAAGAGAACTTATGTTGACGTGATCTCGGAGAAGGCGCGGCAGTTTATCGCTAAGGGAGAGCTTCAGCTCCCGAAAGATTACAGCGTCAATAATGCGCTCAAGGCGGCGTGGCTAATTCTACAGAGTGTTGAAAACAACAATAAGCAGCTGGCCTTGAAATGTTGCACGCCTGACAGTATAGCGAATGCCCTCCTTGACATGATCGTCATGGGGCTGAATCCGAGCAAAAAACAGTGTTACTTCATCGTTTATGGCGACAAGCTCACCTGTCAGAGGTCGTACATGGGCGCGATGGTCGTCGCAAAGATGGTGCAGCCGAAGATCGACGACTTCGCGCATGCCGTCGTTTACGAGAAGGACGTCTTTAAGTATGGCATTAAGAACGGCAAAAAGTTCGTCACCGAGCACGAGCAGGACATTCACAATGTGGACAAGAAGAAGATCATCGCAGCTTACTGCATCGCACTGGATGCGAACGGAGAACCTTTCAAGACGGAGATCATGACCATGGCCGATATCGTGACCGCGTGGAGCCAGTCGAAGGTTAAGCCGGTTGAGAACGGAAAGGTCAAAGACGACAGCACTCACGGGAAGTTTACAGAAGCGATGGCGCTGAAAACGGTCATCAACAAAACATGCAAATTAATTATCAATGCTTCTTCCGACAACGTGCTTCTGCGTGAAGCGATGAGCAGGGCCGATGAACTTACTGACATGGCAGTCGTCGAGGCAGAGATCGAGCAGGAGGCCAATACGGGAGAGGTCTTGGGCATAGAAGGGCCGCAAGAGCCTATAGACATCACGGCTGAATCCAAAATCGACGATCCGCCGGAGATTACCGAAGCGGAAATGCAGAAACAGGCCGACGAGGCGAATAAGGAACTGCAAAAGAAGGGGCCGAACTTCTAATGAAAGTATCCATCAACCTAATCGTTAAAACTGACGCATACGAAAGCGACGAGCAGATCCTTGATGCAGTCGTGGCACTCCTCGAACAGGACGGCTTTACCGTGCCTTGGTTTAAGGTGAGGGAAGTGGAGTGATCAATTTCCGATCATACGCTTCGGGTAGCACGGGCAATCTTTATACCGTGTCAGACGGCTATGCAACCGTCATGCTCGAATGCGGTCTGCCCTGGCGCAAGATCAGGGAGCTTCTTAATTTCAACACCTACAACATCGCAGGAATACTCTTGACACACCGACACATGGATCACGCTAAGGGCGCAGCTGACGCCGCAAAGTCAGGACACGATATCTATGCCTCGAAGGGCACCTTTGACGTGCTGAAGGTGCCTGAGCATCGCATGAAGATCGTTGCGGCTGGCTGTCAGTTCGAGATAGGCACCTGGACGATCTTGCCCTTTGAAACAATCCATGATACCGAAGGATCTCTGGGCTTCTACATGGTCAACACCCTGGGCGAAGCGTTCTTGTTCATGACTGACACCGGATTTACAAAGGTGAGATTTGCCAATCTGCACGTAATAGCATGCGAATGTAATTTCATTGACCAAATCTTGACGGACAATATTTTAAGCGGAGCATTACCGGCGGTCGTCGGCCATCGCGTGAGAAGGGCACACATGAGCTTAAAAGTCTTCATCGACATGTTACGCAGCAACGACCTTTCGAAGTGCTCTGCAATCCACTTGCTGCATATGTCATCAGGGAATGCTGATGAAGCAAGAATGATCAGAGAAATACAAGAACAAACCGGCATACCAACGAGGGCAGCGTGAGCGTCGCCGTTATGGAGCAACTCGAACTATTAGAAGAACTTCCCGAATGGAACGAGTTGAATATCAAGGCGCTCAGATATGCGAAGGCTATAGGCTTCACCGGGCCGTCCAGGGTGAATGACGCCGATTGGTATGAGTTCGATATCCCTCAGTGGTTTATTGAGTTGCCAGCCTATAAAAATAAATACCACTCAGGCTGTGAGATCAGACTTGGTCTTGCTCCTAACGGGATGTGGTGCACGTCAATATCTTGGGGAATGTGTCACGGTACTTGTCACGGCCATGGAGACGCTTATCCATGCGTATACCACGAGTACATTTATACCTCACAATCCGAGGCTCTTTGGGGGGCTATCAGGGAGTATCTGTACGTAGTAGAAAGCCGTTTCCTGAAGGATGAGAACGCTGATAACCGGAAATATGGCGCATTACTCAAAAAGACGCTTGAACAGTGGCTGTTGATGCCGCCTGATTTGATCAAATATGAAAGAAGCATGGATGAGGACGACTAATGAACATCCCCTGCGGTCACGATACCCGCGACCCTTCAAAAGTCTGCGCGGCGTGTCGCATCGAGCGCGAGTATGAAGCTATGACAGGCCAAGGAGTGCCTGTTGACGCTTCAAGGGCCATGGATACACCCGAAGAACCCCGGCGCAGGCCTGAGCGCGGCATTAGGCGAGGGAGTACCAGGCCTACCCCTCGCACACTAAAAGGAGGAACTATGTTATTCAAAGCTTGCCCTGCTTGCAATATAAGAGCTACAACGAACGCTCAGAAGGTCTGTCGTAATTGCGGTCATGAATTCCCGCGAAAGAAGGGTAGTACTCCTGTCGAGATGCCAACTGAAGGGGTAAGGGTCAAAGAGAAAGTAAGGCTCACAGCGAATAAGGGACCGGAGAAGAAAAGTACCCCACAAGGTGGGGCAGAGATGAAAGGGAATAATGTTGACAAAATGACAAATCAACATGAAGCGCTGCCACTCCCAAATAATAATAGCCATGAAGTAACCCTCGACCTCGCGGCATATCCAACAGTCCACAAACTATTGTCTTCTATGCCTGAGGATGTTCGCGGGCGAGTGTTCTGGGCGCTTATCGCGGATCGGCTGCAAATGGTTGAGAAGGGGATCGGAGTAAGTGGACAGACATAAGAGAAATAGGATTCTTCGCTCTGAGCGCCTTGCGGCAGCACGCCTAAAAGCTACTCATACAAAAGAAGAATGGGAAGCTCTCAAGCTGGAATTTGATGACCGATGCGTCAAGTGTGGGTGCGAGGGATATCTTTTAGACAAAGATCACATAATTCCACTTTATCAGGGGGGTAGCGATGGGATAAAAAACATTCAGCCATTATGTGCGCGGTGTAATGCTGGAAAGGGCCCGGATGATTTTAACTGGGTTGAACATCGGAGGAAAAATGGCTTGGCTAAGACTGTATGACGACCTCATAGATGACGAGAAGCAAGCAAAGATGAGTGACCGGACCTTCAGGGTTTTCATACTCCTTCTTTGCTATGCCAAGCAGCTCAATAATAATGGCAAGATCGAGAAGCCACTTTCTGACATTGCATGGAGGATTCGTAAGGACATAAAGACACTAACGGCCTCCTTAAATGACATGCAATCTCTTCGGATTATCACATTTAATGAGCAGGGCGTAACGTTCATAAATTGGGACAAGAGGCAGTTTCAATCTGATGGCTCATATGAAAGAGTGAAACGTTTCAGAAACGGTAAGAGAAACGATGATGCGCCGTTACAGAAACGGCACCAGAGTACAGAGTCAGATACAGAGTCAGATACAGAGTCAGATACAGATAAGAAAAAGAAAAAAAGAAAATCCCCCATCCCCCCTGAATTTGATATTTCTGAAAGAGTAAAGTTATGGGCTGAAAAAAATGGGCTCGAAAAACTAGAAGAGCATTTAGACGCATTCAAAAGAAAGGTGGCCGCGAAAGGCTACGAATACATCGACTGGGATTCTGCTTTCATGGAGGCCATTCGCGAAGACTGGGCGAAATTAAATGGCAAAAAGAAAGGAGCCGGATATTTTGATTCCTGAAAAAGTCTGGAAAAAAGAGATGAAGACCGTCTGCTTCCTTATCGGCTATCCGAATCCGCCGGCTGAACAGATGGATGCTTTTTATCATCGCCTTAAACACTTTGAGATTGCAGACTTTCTTATAGCGGTCGGGGATGATGGTTTAATTGCCGACCTTACGAAAGAAAGACTGAACATGCCCGCGATTAAGCGGTACATCGAAAAGTACCAGGCCAAGCGCGAGAATGAAGAGCATGTCAAAAGAAAAGATGAGGATAGCGCAACGATCAAAGACCTAATGGCAAACAGATCGATGCCGCAAGAGGCGAGAGACGCCTTGAATAGACTATTTGGCAAGGAGTTTTAATGGAGGCTCGGATGATATCGACATTTATTTGCATGGAGATCTGGGCGGTTTTGTTTTGGTGGCTGGGATGAACTTTGAATTATACCAGGATGTAAGGGCTGAGAGAGATAAGTTGATGTATTTCATCTTTGGCTTATGCACCTCCGATGTCAATCCGATTCTTAATTGCAAGACGGTATTTGAAGCGCAAGAACTTGGCAAGAAGACAGGCCAAGAAGTGGAGAGCAGCCTTGCCGCTAAGAAGGCCACGATCAAGAAGCAGGAAAAGCAGATCGGAGATTTAAAGAATCAACTGACCATCCTAATTTGCTGGAAGAAGGAATACGAGAAAATCAAGGAACTGGAGGAAAAATGAGAAAACTAGACGAAGCGGAGATGTTGCTATTGAGACAGACGAACGCCATGGCGCCGGTCGCGCTTACCGAAGAAGAGCTTCAGGCTCTGGCCAATGGTGAGGGATCGTTTAAGTGTTTCAATGTCGCGGAGAAAAGGTTGAAGCAGATCAAAGAGCAAATGCGCATGGCCATCTCGAGACAGGAGGCTTACGATCGCTTTGTTACTTTCGAGACGCTTAACATGTGGGCGGCCAATGAGCTCGGCGAGAAGTTGCACCGGATCGATGTGGTGATCGAGGCCCTGATAACCGCCGGGGCTATCGACGCTGTGGATCTGAAGGCGGCAAGTGAGAAGATCCTCGCAGCCAGAAACGCAGCTATCGAAGCAGCAGCTACTACGCAGCTCGCGGAAAAGAGCATAGCGCCGGCAGAAGGTAAAGATGGCGAGTCAGCTTAGAGCGCCCAGGGCCGTCAAGGTCAAGCAGCCGAAACCCGTGAAGATCCCAGAAAAAGCGGTCATGGTTGAAATCAGGACCATGCTCAAATATCAGGGCTGGGTCGTGATCCGCATTCAGCAGGGCCTCGGTTGCATGAAGGGGATCTCGGATTACATAGCCTGCAAGCGAGGCTTGACGATCTGGATCGAGTGTAAGGCGTCCGACGGTGTTCAGTCTCCGTATCAGGTCGAGTTCCAGCGGCGCATTGAGGCAGTCGGCGGGCATTATGTTTGCGCAAAAGGCTATGCGGACGTCGAGGCAGCTATTCAGCGGATCACGGGGCAGACGGAGAAGGAGCGACTGTTTTAACCAAATTATCGCATCACGCGGCTGGAAATCAATATGGGGTAAGGAGGTGAGAAATGTCTAATTTTGTGCCGCCAGAGTTGAGAGGATGGAAGCATATTAGTGAATTCATCGGAGTGCTCAGTAAGCAAACCGCAAAGAAAATTCTTGCGAGGTCCGGGCTTCTGGAATATGAGAATGGACGCCCGGTCCTCAATGTGAAGAGATATGAAGAAGTGTCACGAGCGAGGCACCTAAAAAAGCAAGACCCCATGGATTATGTTGGATTTATCTATATTTTACAGGTCAATGAGTTTTTTAAAATCGGGAAGACCGCTGCCTTTAGAGAGCGATTGAGTTCTATCCAAGGGTCCATTCCCTATGAGGTGACTGTTGTTTTATCAAAAAAGGTCCCTAACTATCACGTGATTGAAGAAAAGTTGCACAAGAAGTTTGCTCACAAGCGCCATAAGCTGGAATGGTTTAAGTTGACGCAAGAGGATTTGATGACAATAAAAGCCTTTGTAGACGCTTTTGATACCCCAAAGGGTACAAAATGATATAAAAACCGTACAAAATGGACATCATCCTACATTTTCTGTCATCCATTGTCCTACAATTAACTCATGAAAGGGAAGGCATTACTCCATGATGTCTACAAAGATTGTCCTGTCTTCTCGTCACTATCCCTCCAGAAACAGAAATTTGTAGTCGAATACTTCAAGGACTTCAACGCCACTCAAGCCGCGATCCGGGCTGAATATGCTAAGAAGAATGCACGGCGGCAGGGCACAAGGTTGTCCACAAATGTCCACGTCCAGAAGGCCCTTGCAGAGGTCTCTAGTATCTGTTTCCGGGCTGATATCGCTGACGCTCAAGAGTTGCGTGAGTATTGGACGATGATTAAGCGAGGGAGTATCTCTGATGTTTGCAGCTGGAATGAGAAGGATGGTATTGCGTGGTCTGCAAGCTCTGAGGAGATGGATCGGGCTACTGCGAAACTAATCAAGAAGATCAAGACGACCACAAGGACGTCGGCAAAGGGCGATTGGACTGAAGTTGAGACGAACGTTGAGCTGCACGATCCGCTCAAGGCTTCGGAGTTGCTGGGGCGCTCGCTAGGCATCTTCATAGACAAGTCAGAGTTATCAGGACCCAACGGTGGCCCGATAGAGGGAAAGATCGTCATCGAGTTTGTGAGGTGCCCCGGTGAGTAGCGTACTCCTGGAAAAAAAGGTTCAGTTCCCTCACAAGCTAGAGTTCTTGTTTAATCCTTCGAGGTACAAGGTTGTATACGGCGGCCGAGGCGGAGCAAAGTCATGGGGCATCGCAAGATCTTTAATCCTTCTCGCTACTCAGTCGCCGCTTAGAATTCTGTGCGCTCGCGAATTTCAAAACTCTATCCAGGACAGTGTTCACCGGCTGCTCTCTGATCAGATTGAAGCGATGGGCCTTTCCGCTTTCTTCGAGATCACGCTGACTAACATTAAGGGGCTGAACGGATCGTTGTTTATCTTCTATGGCATTAAGAACAATCCCACGAAGATCAAGTCCACAGAGGGTATTGATATCGCTTGGGTTGAGGAAGCGGAGACAGTCAGCAACGAGTCCTGGCAGATCCTCATTCCCACTATCCGAAAGAATGGGTCTGAGATCTGGATGTCGTTCAATCCGAATCAGGAAACAGACCCGACCTATCGGCGCTTCATAACGACTCCGCCCGATAATGCCGCCGTTGTGCCGATGAGCTGGCGTGACAATCCGTGGTTCCCCGAGGAGCTGCGCAAGGAAAAAGATTACCTCGCCCGCGTGGACATGGATGCATATGAGCATGTATGGGAAGGCAAGTGCCGGCAGATGTCCAATGCTCAAATCTTCAAGGGGAAATATCGCGTTGAATCGTTTGACCCACAACCTGAGTGGCAGGGACCTTACTTCGGCGCCGATTGGGGCTTTGCGCAAGACCCGACAACGCTTGTAAAAATGTGGATCGGTGGCGCGAAACTCTACGTTGAGAAGGAGCTGTATAAGATCGGGCTTGATATAGACTTCACGCCTACTGAGTTCGACAAGATCCCTGAGGCCAGGCTACACGCAATCAGGGCTGATAGTGCCCGGCCTGAGACGATTAGCTATATGCAACGGCATGGCTACGGAAACCTTGTAGGCGTGGATAAGTGGCCAGGAAGCGTTGAAGAGGGGATCACAATCCTCCGCTCGTTTGAGGAGATAGTTGTTCATCCTAGCTGCATCCATACTGCCGAAGAGATGCGTCTTTATTCGTATAAGACCGACAAGCTGACCGGCGACGTGTTGCCGGAAATAGTAGACAAGCACAATCACTGCATCGATCCGATCCGTTACGGGTTGCAGCCGATCATCAAGACTAGTGGTAACACTGGCTTTCTTGATTATCTGGCAGGGTTGGCGGCAGAGAAAGCAGCACAGAAAAAAGCCGAAGAAGCATCGAAAAATTGAAGGAGGCAACATGGCTATTTCTCAGGCGTTAAAATTCCCTCCGGGGATATCAGGTTTTCAGGACAGGAACGGCAATAAGGTTGTGCCGGATGCAAACGGGCTGGTGACGATCACAGACCAGAATCTCTTGGCCTCATACCTGGCAGCCGGGTTTACCTATCCCGTGACAAAGCCGGTCGCCTCGCTCACAGACGCGGCCACGATCAACATCGACTTTACCCAGGCTAATGACTTTACGGTTACGCTTGGCGGCAACAGAACGCTCGCTAATCCGACAAACCTCGCAGTCGGGCAGCAGGGACTGATCAGGATCGCCCAGGACGGCACCGGAAACAGGACGCTTGCCTTCGGGACGTTTTACAAGTTTTCAGGCGGATCCAAGACGCTGAGCACCGCGGCCAGTGCGATCGACACGATCAGCTATGAGGTTGTTCAGCCTGGCGAGATCCTGTGCGAACTATTAAAGGCGTATGCCTAACTGAATGAAACGGGGCTTGTATGGAAGTGAAGAAGGCCGATGAGGTGTTGGGAATTGATGGCAGATGGAGAGAGCACGTCGACGCTCTCCAGTATGCAACCCCTGAGGAGAGGCTGAATTACTTGTTTGAGACATTTCCACGGCTGAAGCACTGTACACATGCATCGTTGGCTTATGTGATCGGCATGACAATAGAGACAGTTACTAGAGCGATGAAACGGATAAAAAAAGACGAGACAGGGAGAAACTGATGGAAAAGATGAACGGCGTGGATAAAAGCGATGCGACGGTAGTACGAGGCGGTAACGGCATGAATGAAGAGATGATGGTGCACGGCATTTATCACGTCAAATGCTTCGATGCAGAGGGCAACCTAAAGTGGGAAGATGAGGCAAAGAACCTCGTCGTCAACACTGGTAAGAACTTGATGCTGGATACGATTCTAGCTCCTGCAACCGTCTCGGCTGGCTGTTTCATGGGGCTCATCAGCTCAGTATCATGGTCAGCGGTGGCCGCAGGAGACACTATGGCATCGCACGCGGGATGGCTCGAGGCTGGATCGACTAATGCACCGACATTTGCAGCCAGGCTCGCTCCTTCTTTCAGTGCGGCTTCGGCAGGATCCAAGACTACCTCTGCAACAGTCAACTTTACAATGACCGGCGCAGGAACCGTGGAAGGACCCTTTATCGTCACAAATGGCGGCTCGGCAACCCTTATGAATACTTCCGGGACCTTGTTCTCAGCGGCTGTATTCTCTGGTGGTGCGAAGACTGTCGCAAACAATGACGTGCTTCAGGTCACTTATACCTGCTCGGTGTAAATGGCACTGAGATATTACATAGCGCCGCTGATTGGCACCGGAGCGAGCAGGGATGATGCCCGCCGTCCGGCTTATATTGCTGATCTCGGCGTCCAGTGGGGCGGTCTCGACTTTGGTCTTGAACCCTTCATGCTTGTCGTTGCTGATGTGACACCGGCTCAACATGCCACCATCTCGGGGAACTCAGACGTTATCAGCCTTCCTCAAAATATCGACAATCAAATTGCAGCTTCATTGACCGCGGTGCAGACGGCCCTCGAGTCGATCAACGTTCCTGCGGATTGGGTGACATCAGGTATGACGTACAGGCAGATCATGAGGCTTGTTTCTGCAATGTTCTTATTCACGCAGCGGCTGCATGGCGTTGCAAGTCTCCGCATATTCACGGGCGGCGTGACTCTCTCAACTAGATTTAATCAGTTGCCCGCTGGAGTCCGGCAGAATCTACTCGACGCTGCGAATAGTATGAGCTTCGATACGTCCAGCCTAAGCGGCACGTCTACGATCCGACAGATCCTGAAGACGATGGCTGATCAGTGGGGCAGTCAGCCTATTAATGTGGGAGGCTTTGCACTTTGAGCTTACCGGCAACAGACAATTTCAACAGGGCAGACTCTAATCCAGTCGGCGGCAACTGGAGCACGGGGAATGGCTTTAATGCCTGCAAGATTGCCTCCAATACCTTAGCTCCGGCTAACGTGGAAGCGTGTTCCCAGTGGAATGCGGACACGTTTAATGCCGATCAATATTCTCAGTGCAATTTTGCAGTCCTTAATGATGGCGGCCCGGCTGTAAGAATATCGTCCTCGAGCAAGAGCTGCTACTTGGTAACTACGCAGTCAGGCGGCAACACAACTGCTCAGATAGTGTATAAGGTCGTGGCTGGATCCTATACACAGTTGAGCAGCACTCTTTCCAACACGATAAGCACATCCTCGGTGCTTAAAATGTCGGCGACAGGCACGACGATTGAGTATGACATCGACGGTTCGATGATCACGCAAATAACCGACGCGTCGCTCTCGACAGGCTCAGCAGGGATCTGGTTCTATGATTCTGATTTGTCGGCTAGGGCAGACAACTGGCAGGGCGGAAACATCGGCGGAACGAATTACTCAGTCTCAGACTCTGAAAGCGGTGCAGCGTCAGACAGCGCTTCAACAGTATTCATAGGGAAGCCTAGCCATACCGAGTCGGGGAGCGCAGCGGATGTGCCTTCGACTACGATGACGTCACCTCAATCCGTCACGGAGAGTGGCTCTGCCTCTGATTCTCCCAGTGCGCTTAGACTCACTCCAGCATCGGTAACAGAGGCCGGATCCAGCGTCGATACGCCAAGCACTGTTTTCATCGGGAAGCCAGCGCATACGGAAAGTGGAGCAGCTGCAGACACGCCGTCCACACTGATGATCGGCAAGCCTTCCATTACTGAGGCTGGAAGTGCAACTGATGCGCCGAGCGCAGTAAATGTCTCTCCTCAATCAGTCACTGAATCCGGAGCAGCTTCGGATACATCATCAGCCGTCACTGGTACAAACATATATTCAGTATCAGTGACAGAGGCTGGAAGTGCTACAGACGTTGAGTCAGGGGTGATGCTCTCGCCTCAAGCGGTTTCGGAATCAGGAAGCGCCACAGATACCCCTGCAGCATCTAGCATTAAGCCCGTCTCAGTCTCGGAGGCTGGCAATGCTTCTGATACTAGCAGCTATGCCTTCATCACTCCGCAGTACATCATCGAATCAGGGAATGCCGTTGATAGTCCTCAGATCGTGATGATCTCCCCGCAATCTGTATCGGAGGCGGGCAGTGCGAGTGATGTTTCTTCCCTTGGAGCAATGCCTTTCGTTGGGAAATATGTTGAAGGGGATCAGGTCATGCCACGATATTTTTCAGATATTGCAGCAGCCCGGACTTTTTTGGATCAAGCACCTAAGCGCATCTTCGCAGACACAGTGAGGCCGAAATGATAAAGAAAGCCTATGAAGAGTGTTGGTATTACCGCGAGTTTAAAAGACCTGACGGCGCGGGATGGCTTAATGCAAGCGAGACTGTCTCATCAGCAACTGTCACTCTTACTGATGCAAGCGGCGCGGACATGTCAAGCATGGTCTCCGGAGTAAATCCAAACAATAGCACGCAGGTGATTTTCATGCTCAAGGGCGGTACCGCCGGGCAGAACTATGACGGGAAGATTCGCGTGGTTACTTCCAACTCACAGAAATTCGAAAGCGACTTTACACTTGAGGTCACATAAATGGCAATAGACACTCACGAACTCTTGAAGATTGCACTGAGCAGGAACCCGAACGCCTCAGCGATCGATAAGGATCTCGTCGCGCGGATCGCCGCGGGAATAGACAATCAGATAACCGGCTCTGACTGGTTCTCTCCGATGACGCCGATCAATCCGCTGGCTCCTAAGGACGTCGCCGGCCGCCAGTTCGATTATCCCGTAGGAGTAAACCTCCAGCTCAAGCCTCGTCAGTATGAGGCTGTCTCCTTCGAGCAGATGCGGGCCCTAGCAGACAATTACACAATCATGCGTCTTGCGATCGAGACCAGGAAAGATCAGCTCGTAAAGCTCAAGTGGAACATTAAGGCAAAGGACGAAAAGAAGAAGCTGTCTTCGGACGATAAGCGCAAGGCTATGCTGGAGGCCTTCTTCACGTTGCCGAATAAAGAGAATTCTTGGCAGCAATGGCTCAGGGCTCTTGTTGAAGACATGCTTGTTATCGACGCTTCGACATTGTACCCGCGCATGACCAGGGGAAAGGATCTGTACAGCCTCGACCTGATGGACGGAGCGACTGTCAAGAGAGTCATCGATTATTCAGGGCGCACTCCGACGCCTCCGGATCCGGCGTATCAGCAAGCCTTGAAGGGTCTTCCGGCCGTCAACTATACGCGCGATGAGCTGGTCTACTACCCGCGCAATATACGCACGAATAAGCTGTACGGGTTCGGCCCTGTCGAGCAGTGCATTATGATCGTCAATATCGGTCTCAGGCGCGACCTCTCGATGTTGCAGTACTACACCGAGGGGAATATCCCTGACGCTTTCTGCTTCCTGCCTCCGGACTGGCAGCCCGACCAGATCAAGCAGTTCCAGATCTACTGGGATACTCTGATCGAGGGAGACACCGCAGCGCGCCGGCACATGCGTTTTATGCCCGGTGGCAACGGCGCTAAGATCGAGCAGACCCGCGACCCGAAACTCAAAGACGAGTACGATGAATGGCTTGCTCGCATAATCTGCTACTGCTTCTCATTGCCTCCGACACCGTTCGTGAAGCAGATGAATCGGGCAACATCAGAGAGCGTCCAAAAGGCTGCTCTCGAGGAAGGTCTCGCTCCCATGATGCAGTGGGTAGCTGACCTCATCAATTACGTCATCGTCAAGTATTTCGGAATCACTGACCTGGTGTTTGCGTGGATAGAAGAGGAGACGGTCGATCCGCAGGTAAGGGCTGAGATACAAGACAAGAAGATTCGCAGCGGAGAAATCACGCTGGATGAAGCGCGCGAGGCCACTGGAAAAGATCCCTATCCAAACGGCATGGGATCTAAGCCGCTGCTCTACACCAGTACCGGCGCGGTTAGACTGGAAGACGTTATCGAAGGAATCCCGGAGCCCGTAGCGACACCTCCTAGCAATGGGCAACCCTCCAAGCCTGGGGCGGACGCCATACCGCCTCAGGCTCCTCCTGCAAAGAAAGACGTGAAAGCGGTCGAGGATAAGAAGGCCGAGAAGCTGGAGAAGAAGCGTAAGAAGGGCATGCGGATCATTGACCCTGCCAGGCCGTCAGCATTGAAGGCAGTCCGAGGATTGAAGAAGACATACGCCAAGTTCTTTAAGAAGGCGCTTCCCGATATTGCAGGCCAGTTGAGCAAGAACATAGCCAAGCTCACCAAAATGAGCGAGTCTCAGGTTAAGCAGGTTCTTGGTGAGCTGTCTTTGAGTGGCTGGACGGTTCTCGTTAATTCAACGATCGAAGAGCTCGAGGCGGCATATAAAGAAGCTGCGACTCACGCCATAGCGCAAATTGGAAGCCTTGAGATCGACACAGACCGTCTGACCTCACTCGTTAATGAGGCCGCTAAGAAATACGCCGAGAACCGCGCAGCGGAGATGGTAGGCATGAAGTTCATCGATGGCGAGTTGGTAGAGAATCCCAACGCTAAATGGGCTATCACCGATAGTACTCGAGACATGCTCCGCACTTCGGTTGCAGATGCGATCGACAACGGCTGGTCAACTCAGCACCTAGCTGATGAGCTGGAGAAAACAGGCATCTTCGATGAGAACCGGGCGGAGCTGATAGCCAGGACCGAGATCAAGAATGCAGACGAGCGCGGGAATCTTGAAACATATAAGGCTTCGGGGCTTGATCTTGTGAAGGAATGGCAGGTTAGCGCGGATCATCCGGATATGGATGAGTGTGACGAGAATGAAGACGCGGGGCCCATCGACTTGAACGATGACTTCCCTTCAGGGGACGAGTGTCCGGGAAGTCACCCGAACTGCATGTGCACCATGATCGTAACCACGAAAGACGAGCCGATAGGAGCGGCATAGTGACAGAGGCTGAGCGGAAAGAAGTAATCGAAGCATTGAAAGCCCTTGAGGGCATAAAGAGGAAGCTAGGCTTTTTTATTGAGCACAAGGAGGATCACATGAAATTTTACGCAGACATAACGAAGGTCGACGAAGAGAAGCGGATGGTTTACGGCTATGCCTCGACCGAGAAGCTGGACAGCCAGGGCGAAGTTGTCAGCAAGGCCGCGATCGAGAAAGCGCTTTCTTCATACATGGAGTTTGCCAACATCCGAGAGATGCACCAGGCTTCGGCGGTAGGAGTTGCGAAACAAGCTGACATCGATGACAAAGGTCTCTACCTCGCCGCGAAGGTTGTTGATGACGCTGCCTGGACAAAGGTCAAGGAAGGCGTTTATAAGGGCTTTTCCATTGGTGGCAAGAAACTCTCAAAGGTCGGTGACACAGTTGAATCTCTTTCCCTCACTGAGATCAGCCTGGTCGATCGGCCGGCAAACCCTGAATGCAAATTCGATGTTTATAAATCTGAGGACGGCGCGCCGCCCGAGAAAAAGGAGGCAGTAAAGATGAAGCTTTCGAAGGCAGACGTGGACGCGATCATGGACAAGCTGGAGAAGTTCGACGCAGAGCATCCCGGCAAGACAAAGCTGGAGATCATCCAGAAGTACGCAGGCGAAGAGGTCTATGACGCAAGCTCGGCGATCTATGCCCTTCAGAGCATTTACTACCTCTACCAGAAAGAGGCTGGCGAAGATGAGGTCGACACTGAGCAGGTCTCGGCGCTCAAGACCGTCATCGATAAGCTGAAGACCTTCATCTCCTCAGAGATCATGGAGAACAACGAGCCGGTTGTCTCTCCTGACGTTATCGCACTCGCAGAGAAGACAGAAGATTTAGAAAAAGCCGGAGCGCGTAACAGCAAGTCCGACTCGGAGCGGATCCAGGGGATCCACGACCATGCGGCAGCGCTGGGCGCTACGTGTAGTAAAGCGGAGAAATCGGCACAGGGTGACGACCTCCAGAAGGCAGCAACAGAAGCACAGGAAGCGGCAGCGGCCTCACTCACCAAACTCGAAGAGGCTACCGGCACGATTACCAAGCTCGAAGCTGAGAAGGTCGATCTCCAGAAGCGCATCACCGAACTGGAGGCACAGCCGGAGACTCCGAAAGGCTCTCTCAGGGTTGTCGAGAAGGGGCAGGACATCGCCACAACGTCAGAGGTCAAAGAGCCTGAGCCGATCAAGAAGGCTGACGGCAGCATCGACCAGGAAGCCACTGCGCTCGCACTTATTAAGCACGCACAAACACAACCCGTTCAGTTGAGCGGACTTAGAAAACTGTAAGGAGAAAAATAATGAATCCTAACGATACTCAGACAACTCTCGATCTCGTAAAGGGCGCGATCGACCCGACCCTTGCGAAGAGCATAACCACAAGCACCGGCTTGGTTGCTTACGACCTTCAGGCCCCTGCAAAGAACCTGTATCCCACGGCAACCCCGATCAGGAATCAGATCCCCAGAATCGGCGGCGGTACAGGCGTAGCCACGAACTGGAAGCAGATCAGCGCGATAATCGGCTCAGGCGTAGACACTATGGGCTGGGTTCCTGAAGGACAGAGATCAGCCCGCATGAGCTACACCGCTGCGAATAAGTCCGCATCTTACGTCACCCTGGGCGAAGAGGATCAGGCAACGTATGAGGCGATCAACGCCGGTAAAGGCTTTGAGGACATTAAGGGCCGCATGGTCATGAGACTGCTCCAAAAGGCCATGCTCAAAGAAGAAATGGCTCTGATTGCGGGTAATGCAACCTTGCAGCTTGGCACTCCGACAACTCCGACGTTGGCCGCTGCAGGATCCGGCGCAACTCTCCCGACACTGACCTACAGCGTCATCGTCGTCGCCCTCACGATGGAAGGCTTCAGGGCCGCATCCGTTGCTGGAGGCGTCAAGGCAGCTGTAGCGATAACCGGGGCAGACGGTCAGTCTTACACTATCAACGGCGGCTCCTCGATGAAGAGCGCTGCTGCTACTCAGGCGGTAACTCTCGGACAGATCCTCTCCTGCTCCACCCCTGCAATAAATGGTGCTGTCGGCTATGCCTGGTATACGGGCGCGGCAGGCGCGGAGAAGCTGGAGAAAATCACCACGATCAACAGCGTCACCTTCTCGGCTCCCCTTCTGGGCACCGGGCAGGCCGCAACTGCGATCACGGCAGATTGCTCCGCAAACCCGAACTATGCTTTCGACGGCCTGATCACAGTGGGAATCAAGAGCGGACTCGGGTATCTGAACATGCTGGCAACCGGCACCGCGGGCACCGGAACTGTAATGACCGCTTCCGGGCGCGGATCTGTAACCGAGATCGACAACATGCTTCAGGCCATGTGGGACAACTATCAGGTTTCCCCGACGGTCCTGTATGTCAACTCTCAGGAGCTGAAGAACATCTCCAATAAGGTCCTGTCGAGCGGATCATCTCCGCTGCTTCAGTATCATATTCAGCCGGGCGACACTGCGTACGAACTCATGGCGAGCGGCATCATCTCCGCTTACTTCAACCCCTTTGCGCTTAACGGCGGCGTCAAGATCCCGATCAAGATCCATCCTATGGTTCCTGCCGGAATGCTCTTCGGCTACGCCGAGAACTTGCCCGCTCAGTACCAGAGCAACGAGGTCCCGAACGTAGCAGAGGTCAAGACCCGCGCTGACTACTACCAGATCGACTGGCCGATAGTCACCAGGGCTCAGGGCGTCGGTGTCTACATGGAAGAGGTGCTCGCAGTCTACGCGCCTTTTGCGGTCGGAATAATCGGCAACATCGCCAACGGCTAAGCGTAGGCGAATAAAGAGAGGGAGAAGAAAACATGCAAATGAAACTACCTGAAGACTGCACCGGCGTGAGCTGGCGCGGCGAAGCACATACCCCAAACGAGCGGGGCTATATAGACGTCCCTGACGAGGCGGCCCTTGAGCTTATGGCTCATGGCGCAAAGGTGGAAGATGACATTCCCCCGGTTCCGATCAAGAGTGCGGACATGTCGGCGAAGTTGGCTATCTGCCGGATTCCGGACATGAGCGACATCGAGGCGATCAGCTCTTTCATCGAAGGCGAAGACCGGACGAGCGTCACCGCCGCTGCCGACGCTCGCATAGCCGAATTGAAGAAGCCGAAAGAGGAATAAAATGCTAACGACCTACGCCGATGTGAAGGAGTACATGGGACTAGCAAACGATACTGACCAGGCGTTAATCACACGTCTGATCAGCGCTGCGAGTGATTTCATAAAGCAATGGTTGAACCGTGGCATCGAAAGCCAACCCTATACCGACACGCTGAACGGTACCGGGAAAGACAGGCTCATGCTCGGCAACTATCCCATTACTGCGGTAGCATCGGTGTCGGTCGACGGCGTAAACATTTCCCCTGCGGCTAACTCTCAGGGCTCAGGATACCTATTCGATCAGTATTCGGCATATCTGACCGGCTACTCGTTCACCAGGGGTTATCAGAATGTGGTGATTGCATACACCGCCGGATATACCACGGTCCCTCCTGGGATTGCTCAGGCATGCCTCGATCTCGTAGCGCTCAAGTACAAGGAGCGTGACAGGATCGGGCTTCAAAGCAAGATCATGGCCGGTGATACGGTCACATATAAAACGTGGGACCTGACGACGAGCATGAAAGGGATGCTCACTCAGTACCAAAAGAGAGTTCCCGTATGATCAAGGCCGAAATCATAGGCAGCGAAGAAGTTGTCGCCAGGCTGAAAGAGATCGGCCCGAATCTCAAGGCTGAGCTGAGGATTGCTGTCGAAAGGTTCTCACTCAATACCGTGGGCTATATCAGGAGCAGCAAGCTCTCAGGAAGTCCGCTTAATCATCGAACGGGCAAGCTGCAGGGTTCGATCAACTATCGGGTAGAAGAGGGCGGGGAGAGCGTCTCCGGAGTGATCGGAACAAACGCTGAATATGCGGCGATTCACGAATACGGATATACAGGTCCGGAAAATGTGAAAGCTCATCTTCGGATGATCACGCAGGCCTTCGGGAAGTCGCTATTGAATCCGAGACAGGTACAGATCGGGGCCCATACGCGACAGATGAATATGCCGGAGCGGTCCTTTATGAGATCCTCGATGAAGGAAAGGACAGAGACTTTCCGCAATGAGGTACTTGCGGCCGGCAAGAGGGCGATAGATAAATGATCGACTTCGAGCTCATCTACTCCACTCTCTTCGCAAGGGTCAGCGCGGCTGCTGGGTTCGCCACAACGGGGCGTCGGTTGAAGCACTGGGCCGATGTGCCTTCAAGTTCGCAACCGGCGTTATTCCAGGCTCAGAAGGACATCGCCGTGAAGCAGCAACGACCCTTGCCGCCGGTCTACACATTGGATGCCGAATTCTACATATACGCATTCAATAATGATCCTAACTCGACGCCTGCAACGATTCTGAATCAGCTTGTAGCTGCCCTTATCGCTACGCTTGCCCCCGATCCAGTGACCAACGTACAAACGCTCGGACTGAGCACCGTACAGCACGCCTGGATCGAGGGCGCCATAAAAACAGATGAGGGAGCGCTTGGCGATCAAGCCGTTGCAATCGTTCCCGTAAAAATTCTAACTGCATGAGGTGATTTATGGAAGATGAGATAAAAGATGAAAAGACCGCAGAAGAGCTGATAGTGAATCAGTGGTTTGTCGATCACTTCAGCAACTGCGGCTTCCCTACAGAACTCTATAACAAGGTATACGCAGCCAAAGAGGACTTAATTGTCCGGCTGCGGAAGGAGGCATAATGTACAGTTTCGGATCCGGCGTCCTTTACGGCGTCAACACAACTGCTAACAGCACCCCGGCACGCTTCGGCGGCATTCAGGACTTCACACTCGACTTCTCCTTTGACGTGAAGGAGCTTTACGGGCAGTATCAGTTTGCCCTGGCAATAGCTCGAGGCAAGGCGAAGGTTGAAGCGAAGGCAAAGCTCGCCACGATCAACGGTGCTATTGTCAACTCCCTCTTTTTCGGCGCTACGATGTCTACCGGCATCACGCAGGCGGCGGTTGATGAAGGGCCGTCCCCAATCCCTACGACGCCCTTTCAGATCACCGCAGCCAACGGCGCGACCTTCTTGCAGGATCTCGGCGTTCAGAACGCAGCAACTGGTCTGTACCTGGTGAAGGTTCCTAGCGCACCAACGACCGGCCAGTACAGCGTTTCGGGTGTTGGAGTATACTTATTCGCCGCAGCAGATACCGGCAACACGGTGAGGCTTAACTACACCTATACGACAGCTGCAACCGGAAACAAGATTGCAATTGTAAACCAGCTCCTCGGGACGACCCCGATGTTTTCAACTGTTTTCTTCTCGACGTTCCAGTCTAAAA